AATGCATCCTTATAGGATGTTGCTGATGCTGTTAATGCTGGAAGATCTGTTGCTGCTTGAGCATCAGTGATCTTTCCTGCATTAGCGCCTGATGCTACTAATCCTAGTGGACCTGCATTATGTGTAAAAAGTGCTGCTGCACCCACGATAATGTTACTACTTGAACCACGGCTGTATGCCATATATCTCACCTCTTTCATTTTTATTAAAAGGGGGTTGTTTCCTCAGTACAATTATAACACCCTTTATTAAGGGTTTGGATGCCAGTCGTAGTCGATAATTATCTTATTCCCCGCATAAGTACGGGCTGTGGCAAAGTCAACAATGTCTCTGGTTTCTTCTAGTTGGTAGATCTTGAAGTTGTGAAAGAACAGTGGTAGAGAATTTGCGTCCCAGTCACCTTCATTTGCTGCTGCCCATTCGTTTAGGTCTTTTGCTGAGTCATCCCCATTATCAAGCAGATTGCTTATCTGTTGCTGAGTAATAATCATATTCTTTTGTGCATCATCACCCACAGAATAAAAATAATACAATAGTTGCTCACACTTAATATATGGGAAAGCCTCTCTTCTCATCTTGAACATTCTGTCGTATACTCCAAAAACACCGTTGCTTTGAGGAAATGTGTTTATAAGATCATCTATCTGAGTAGGAAGTGTAGGGAAAAAATATGTTACTCCAGAGGACCCAAAACTTGGACCGATCTTATCTGCCAAGTAAGCATTAATAATTGTTGGTGGATGATGGATTGCTGCAGTCATTATGCACCTACCCCTGCGTTAGCAACCCAGGTATATCCAGTTGAAATACCTTTGCTTCTTCCTCTTGCTTTTCCTGCTCTTAAATTCTTTTTATACACTACTGGGTTTTCAAGATACTGTGCAACTCCGCTAGTTCTCAAGAATGATTGTGAAAAATATTTATTAAAAAATAGATCCATTGTTTGTTCAAATCCGCCCTGTGCTTCAACGCCTCCAGGATTGGCAACTTTAATTGCTTTTTTTGTAAACACCATTTCTCCGTCTTCTTCAAAAGCCAAAACCTCTGATGTTTTTGGTTTAATAACTACTGAAAGTCCGTTCTCAATAATTCTTGCTTTGTCATAGAATGGTGTTTTTGATCCATCCTGAATTGATTCTGATTGACGGAATGATGACTTAAACGATAGCCCAATGTTGCTTACTGTAAAATTTATATCATATAGTCTTGCTGCTGGGCTGCCTGTTCTGTTCCACTCATAGATATGATGAAGCATTGCTGGATTTACTCTTGCATTTGAGTCTACGAACTGCTTCATGATTTCAACTGCATCGACTCCTAAAGATCTTAAGAATGGAGTCTTTCCTTTTTGAACACCGTCTAGGAAGCCAACTGAATACCTCATTATATTGTTCATTTCCTTCTTAAACTTCTTAGAGTTATAGACTGGTTTCATACGTCACCTGACTGATTCTCTGATCGTCTTATTACTAACTTATAAGACTCTACAGTTCCAAATGGTCCAGTAAAAGGTTCAAAGGTTGCTATCTCAAACAAAGTTCCTTTGCCAGATCTGGGTCCTGATGTCTCCATGTAGATAAGATTTCCTTCTTGATCTTTAATATCAGAGATCAAAACATTTGTTAAAGAATTTTTACTATCAAGAGAAGAAATTCTAATATCTGATTTTGATCTTCCTACAAGAATTGAATTCTGAGTAATGTTTACATTTGGCTTTACTTCTTCTTTAAATGCTGAGCCACCAGAAGAAAAACTACAGGCAAACACTCTATCTAATACCCAATGTTTTTTTATTGCTCCGAAGTCACCTTGCTCAACTATTGGATGATATACAGATGCCTGCATTGGGAACATGAAGTCTGGACTCTCGCAAACCGTCATTATAATACCCCAAGTTTTGTAATAGACTTAGTATACTTTGAAAGTATCTTGTCTACAATTATGTTTCCTGTTCCTTCGAAAAGACCCTTATCAAACTGAATTCTAAACTGATCTGTATTGTAAGAAGAAATAAATCTCTTGTAATAATCTAACTTTCCACACTCGATGTCATGAATGAGCATTTCTGTTGCTCTAACTATATCTGATGGAACTGCTGTGTAGCCATACTCAACAGTGATTAGGTAATCCCATGTTCTACCAAAGCCTCTATATACAAACTGTGGATCCAAAGAATCTGATGCTGCTGCTGGTAAAACTAGTGGAGAAGATTCTGCACGATTAATATTGTCAGATGACTTTTCAATAATTGCTGTTTTGTCTGATGATACTTCATACTGTCTATCTTCAACTAACTTATTATTTTCATATACTGCTAAAACTTTTTTTACGTCATCCCAAATTGGCAGGTAGTCTGCTCCAGTTCCTGTAAAGTGAAGAACCTTTTTCTTGTAGTAAAATCCTTCTGGAACTACTGAGTCTATAACTGCTCTTGCAATTTCTTCGTTTGCAGAGTATGCCAATATATCTGATGCTGTTTCTGCTTTTGTTGATGGATCAACATACGGTCTTACAACTTCATATGTTTCATCTTTAAGAACTTCTTCACCTGATGTTCCAAGACTTTTAACAATTTCGACTCTATAGGATGAGTCATACTTTCCTGGTAAAGATATCTCAAGAATATTTCCTGATGACTTATTCAAAAATGTTAATGCGGATACTGAAAGATCCGCCATATCCGTTATGGTAACAGTTATAGGTGATGATGTAATTCCCGTAGGAACTACAAAATCAACAGATATATCTGCATATGGCGAAACTCTCAATATCTCCATCTTTGATTACCCTAAACTCTTTTGGACTTCTTCGGGTGTTGCAATGCGAACATGTGAACGAGTTAGCCACTTGTCTGCTTGGTCTTTTGTTACAATATTAACGCCTCTATAAACTGCTCCGCCTGCCTCTTCCCAACGCACATTACTTGTTGAATAGATAGCGACCTTGTCTCCAAGGCCTTGTGCTGGCTTAATATCTTTATTTGGACCATCTGCTGCCATTGATCCAATAGCCCCTGTCTTTGTAAATCCTAGTGACTGAACTGGCTCTTCTGCTACTGATGCCTCAACAACTGCTTCGGCAACTGGTGCCTCTACAACTGGTTCAACTACTGGCTCTACAACTGGCTCTACTGCTGTCTCAACTACTGGCTGATCAAGGTTCTCTTGCATCTTTGCTTTGTATTCTGAAAACGGGTTATTATTTTCCATTTGTATCCTCCTTGTTTGTATTATATCATTAAAGTATTAAGGGGGACAGGAGAGTGAACTCCCGCCCCCCATTAAAGGTACTGTTTACAGACTATGCGTCTGCTGCAGCGTCAGCGAATGCAATTGCATCCTCTTCTTCCCAGTTGATACCGAAGCGAACGAATACAGTGTATTCAATTGTATCCTTCTTCGCTACGTACTCACGGTTTACAGTGATGTCTCTTTGGAATCCCCATACACGGTTTGCAGGGAATGTCAAATCGATATAGCCTGCTGGGTAGTAAGGAACTTCCTGAACTTCAATTCCGAGAACACGTGTTGTACGTGCTCCACCGAATGTCTGTCCGATACCATCAAGGTATGACTGGCGGTTTGCTTGGGTTGATCCTGGGACCTGTCCAGCAAATGCTTCTGCTACTGCATCAGCAAGTGTACCGTTGTTCTTAACGATTCCACCGAATGCATCTGTACCTGCGTAGAACTTAAGATTGTTCTTAAGTGCACGGTACTTACGTGGCATTGCATTGATGATGCCCTGCATTACATCAGGTGTCCAAGCATTATCTGCTACGGTCACTACTGACTCATGTGCATCTCCATTTGTCTTTACCTTGTTGATAAAGCCTGGCATGATTGACAAGAATGAACCTGTTGCACCATCACCATTGATAGCGAGATCTTCGATATCATTTGCGAATGCGTTGGTCATCAAGCGTACTAAGTGATCTTCTAGAGCGTCACCTTCTACACCATCTTCCAATGATTCTGCTGTTACTTCCCAATCAAGACGAATCTTCTTGGTAGTAAGTTCGACCTTAGAGAATGTTGCACCTGTGTTTGTGTATGTACCAATTGCTTGCGCTGCTGCACGAATTACACGCTCACCGACGTTTACCTTCTCAAGTTCCATTGAATTAGCCTTCATTGTTACACGACGGCCATCCTTTGCTAATACTGTTGCATCCCAAACATAGTCGATAAAACGACGTGCCTGCTCAGGGCGCAAAATTCCAGAAGCCGCTGAACCACTAGGGTTAACAGCGTTTGCTCCGCTTGTAGATCCAAGTGTTGCTGTTGGAATGTTACCAAGTGTATCTGCACCTGGGTTACTTACTCCACCAATTCCACCTGATGCGAAAGCACCTTGGCCTTGGTACAGACCTGGAGTTGTTCCTCCTAGATTTGCACTCTCGCCTGGCTGGTTTTTGATTATTTCTTCTGACATATTGTCACCTCCTAGTGATTTGTTCATTTGAATAGATCGGCTGTTTTGAGGAAACTACCGCCCCATAGGGATTTTTCAACCATTTCAGGCTGAGACTGAAAGATATCGCCGATATCTCCAGACTTTCGGAATGCGGTGTCTGCTTCCACAGCGTCTACTCGTTTTCCAAATTCATTAAATTCACTTGAAACTGCTGCAATATCTTTTGCAACTGCTTCGAATGAACTTTTTGCTGTATCAACATCTACCTTTGAAGACTTAAGAAGTTCTACTTCTGCTTGCAAAGACTTTACTGTTGACACTAGATCGCTAAAGGCTGATTCTAGAGTATTTTTCATTTCAGTAACTGCTTCTGCAATTACTTCTTCTGACTTAGATACTTCTACAACTGCTTCAACTACTGATTCGACTGCTGGTGCATCTTCTGCTTTAACAATCTCTTCTGCTACAACATCATCAGTCTTAGCAACTTCTGTTGCTTCAACCTCTTCTGCCTTGGCAATTTCTTCAGTAACTTCTGCAACTGCCTCTGGAGCGACCACAACGTCTTCAACTACATCTGTCTTTTCAACTTGTGTTTTTGATTTTGTCATAGGTTGTACCTCCTTGTTAATCTTAGAAGTATTAATGCCTTTAGCACTATCAACTAA